ACGATATTTAAAAGTGCTTTTGCCCTGCTCATATTCTTGCAAAGCTGCTTGTGCCTTTATGCGTTCCTGCTCTCGAGCGGCCTTGGTTTTTCTTAAATCTTCCTCTGATATTTCGCCGGGTTTTAGCTTTTCACGGAAAAGCTTAGATTTTTCTTTTTTCCATTCCAAATATTCGTCAATTACTTCTTTTATCGTTTCACTCATTGTTTAATACCTCTTAATCTATATGCCGGCACGGACATTCAGCATATGCCAAAACCTGTTCGGCTTCTGGTTTTATTTCAATCAATTCCGTTTCTGTAATATATGAATTATGCTCTAATTGCTCTTCGGATTCTAAACGCTGTTTTATTAATTCAAAAGCTTTGTTCTTGCTCTCTGCCATTACTACAATCTCGCCATTGCCCCCACAAAGACCCCAGCAGCTTATTCCGTGATATTTATATATTTTCATTGTTTAATGCCTCTATTTATTTAATACCTCTATTTAAAAATAAAATTGGCAAGCGGTATAGGCTGCTGCCCTTTCATTATTTCATCTAAGGGCCTCTTGTCTTTTGTCTCCAAAGCTTCTTCAAGCCTTATTTTATATTCTGTTTTTAATTCGGATCGTCTTTTTTTTATTTCTGGACTATTCCAAGGCCTGTCTTTATGCGCCCAATATTCATCAAATTCCTTAACTGTCATGTCTTCTATTTTCATTAAAGTATTCCTGCCGACACGAGCAAAAAAGTCATCGCCGAAAGAAGCGCTATAACTGCAAACAAAGCTATTATTAAATACAGAATATCTTTTATTGTAAAATCCTTTTCTTCCGGTTCGGAGTAGCTTAAAAGGGCTATTTGTCTTGCTCTGTAGCTGCGAGAATTTTTGACTGCATAATCTGCTTGCAGATTTAATTTTCGCATTTTCTCCTTATCTTCCATCGCTTTTTGGGCTATATATTTCCTCAAGCTTTTCTTCCTCATTTTAATCCCTTTCATTCTGTTTTAGTTTTCTATATTTGCCTAAAGCTTTTTCGGCAATGGTATAACTGTGCGGGCTTCCGCTGCCGCAATAATGACAGCCCGAGGCCTCTTTTTTTCTTCCTGAGCACCTTGCACAACTGTCATTCCATTGCTTGATTTCTTCCAAAGCATCGATGAGAAACTTTAGGTCATCATGATCAGGCATATTTTTTAATCCTTTCTGTTTTAATCCTTTATTGTTCAGTGGAAGGTATTATAAATACTATAATTATTAAAAAAATCCAACCTAAGCTTATTGAAATATATTCTTTCATTTGCTTATCCTCTTTAAGTATCATCCTGAACAGGAAAGTAGAAATCTACCGGATAACTGGCCGCATCGAACATATGCCCTAAAAACTTTGAGTCTTTATCTTCTTTTAGTTGCCGATGCGTCGGTGTATCTATTATACTTGTTCCGGGCTTATAAGCCAAGTATTTACAGTCATAAATAAGTTGTTTACACTTCGGGTCAATCAAAATATTTCGCTTGCCGTCGTAAGTGTATAATTTATTATTAAAAGCGGCGATTCTATTCTTGACAGGAGGATTAAATCCTTTTATCTCAACCTCAAATTCAAGCCCTGCATCGCTTAAAGCTTTCATTATAATCATATAGTCCGAAAAGTCTGCACTGGTTTTCCTGCTGTCGCCCGAAGCGTCGCCGTTTATGATTATCTTATCTTTGTGCTTTCCGTATCTGGTTAGAAATTCTTTCATTGTTTCTCTGGTGTTTGTATTCTCGATGACTATTTCGTCGAAATAATAAATCTTATCATCTACAACATGAGCCATACACCAACACATCGGATCTACGTTAAAATCGCAACATAAATGCAGCGGTAAATCATCAACATAATATATTTTTCTGACATTTTCTTTCGGTTCAAAATATTTAACTACGGCATTGTCTAATTTATCTCTGAATTTATTCAGATAAATAGTATTATAATCAGACGGCTTATTTTGTTTGATTAATTCCGCTCTCTTGACAAATTGTTCACTCAAAAGCGGTTCTTTGTTTTCGTCTTTCAAATGCATTATTTCTGGATAATTGACCTCGACAAAATAAGTCCCTTCCGGGGCCTCCATGATATCGTGATCCAGAAATAAACAATCTTCTACGGGCAATTTGTTATCAATTCGGTTATAAATAACTATTAAGACGCACCCTTTTTTTCTGAGAGTCGGAATTAAAACATCCCAAACCGGCTTACTCACAGCCTGAGCTTCGTCAACCACAAAAAAATCTGTTGAAGTCGCAATTCCCTTGAGGTTTTCAATGGCTTTTGTGTTAACTTCTTTAAGGCCTTTGAAAAACATATGAGAGCCATTTATGTGCGATACAGATTCTTTTGTGTAACTAAAGCCTCTTTTGTCGAAATCCTGCTCAATTATACTGTCCAGCTCTGCCTTGAGTGACTCATTGAGCGTCTCTTTTGTCTCCCGGAAGAAACAAGTCTTCTTTTTTTGCTGCATAGAACATGCTAAAATGCCGCGCAAAGCATGCCCGGTTTTCATTGAGCCGCGACCGCCGGTTAAGGCAATCACCGAAAACTTTGAATTGTTTAATTCTAATAAAGGTTTGTATTTTTTATAAAAGTTCAATCTTTTTTTGCCATGTGCTTATTTTAGCTTCGAGTTTTTTTATCTCATTCTGAATAATAGAGCTTATAATGGCTTCATCTGTTAATATAATTTCGTCCATCCAGCCCGTGCTTTTTATTATGAATTCTCTATGCGAAAAGTTTTTCAACTTTTCAACTGCCGATTCGGCTTTACTTAACTTTTTAGTTATTTCTTGATATTGATCAATATTCTGAACGTTTATTTTCATTTTTTACTCCACAATCTTAATTTCAAACGGCATCTTACTGACATCGCCGGTTATTTCAGTTTTGATTTTGTATAAACCTTTCAGCTCGCCTTTTTTTATCGAGGCCTGAAGAGCCGTTTTTAAGTCGGGCTTGTCAAGCTTCATTGCTTCTTTTTTCAGTTCATCAAGTTCATTATAATGATCTAAAGCTGTGTATACAAATTCTTCTTCAATTTTCTTTTCAACTTTGTCTTTAAATTCCTTTATTCTTAGGGATATAACAGGGTTTTTGAGCAATCTGCTGACTTCGACATAAATTGCTTTATCTGACATATTTTTACAATTATAAGCTTTTTTATAGCTTAATATCCCATTCCCCTTGCGCTCAGGGTCATTCAGGTATGCATCCAAGAAATTAGTTTGTTTTTCTGTCAGTGGTCTAGTCATATGTTTCCCAAAACCTATCAAATGAATTAGCCATATCAGTCATGAGTTTTTCTTTCCCTTTCTCAATTCTCGAATAAACTTCTTCTTTTTCTTTTTCTAACTCTCTGCAATAGTCCACGAAATGATCTAATGTAAATATATCAGACATTTTAACCATAAATATTTTTTGGCTTGAGTCAATCTTTTTGTCGTAAGCTATAGCATGCCTTAATAAATAAAGAATTTTCGCTTCTTCGGTTCTCCAATTATCGACCGGATCCGCCTTGACATAGTTATCATATAATTCAATTATTTCTTTTATTTTCTTCAACAATCAAACTCCCTTTTCTTATAATCTTCGCTCAAGTTCCTAAAACTTCTTTCAATTATAAAATCATCTTGAGTCGGAACAGCCTCGGCCATTTGCATATCTGATTCTTTATGAACTTCGTTCATTAACAAAAATTCAGTCATTGTCAATTCTTGAGTCCGTCTTTCTTTAAGCGTGCCGTTTTCGAAAACTTCTTTAGTTATTTTCATTTTTTCAACCCAAATTCGATATATATTGTCATTATAGTGCAAAACGCAGCAACTATTAACCCCCCGGTTTGAATATCAGTCATCATTTAACCTTTCTGTATAAAATTAGTAACATCTTGCGTGTATTTTTTATCTTCACTTTGCAATATTGACGCAATTTTTTTTACTTTCCTTTTATAAGGTAAAAAAGCAACATTTTCATCGAAAAGCCAAAAATCTATTAAATATTTATATTCTGTCTCCTCGAAGTGCTCTTGTTTTATTTTATAACCAATAAAATGCCGGCAATCATTATCCTTGTTTAAATGCGTTTCCGGGTTTTCTTCCAATATCTTATTTTCCGGCTTGGTTGGCGTATCTACCTTATAAAAATTTGCTACATGATAGCAATTTGCTTTAGCATTTCCCACAATTTTCCTTAAGCCATAAGCAAGTGCATGCCAATAGCAATCAATGCAATAAACTTTATTCAACTTCTTCTTATGTTTTTTCATATCTCATTCTTTAACCTTTCTTATAAAGCTGCACTTCATTGCTTTTTCTATTTCATATTATCTTTCTTATACTTTATATCCTCTTACTTCTAGCTCTATCTTTATTTTGCAAAGAAACATCTGAAGCTCTTGATCGTCCAGGCTGCTTAAAAGGGCTTGATCTTGCATCTCTGTTATATTATTAGAAATAAGATTAACAAGCTTTTTTTTGCCGCTGCCTAAATCCATAGAAGTCTGTACGACAAGCCTTTTGTCTTCTCTTTCTGCCGTGCATTCTAATTTGACGCCGCCCACTTCTCTTTTAACTTGTTTTTTTCTCACTTTCCACCGCCTTAATAAAAACCCTCTTACCCTTAAGCTCAAGCTCAACCTTATCGCCCTGCTTAAGCTTTAATATTTTAAGCAAATCAGGAGGGATAGTGACCATATAGGAAGAGCCTTGTTTTATTATTTTTCTTATTATTTTTCTTTGCATAATGACCTTTGATTAAATTAAATGCCGCACTATTCACGGCAGTCATATTTTGCCCTGTAGTCGGAAAATATAAGAACTGCTTATTTATCTCAGTAAAAAATAAGCAAAACTGGTGCATCGTAACAACCTTGCACAGCGATTGATATCAATGATTTTATAATAATATATATTCGAATATAAGTCAAGCTTTTTAAATTAATTCCTCGAAACGAAATAATTTCGCGTCGAGAATATTATTTAATTATCGGATTTCTTTTAATATTTTCATGCCGCTTTTTGAGCCACCGCTTAATTATTTGATCTTCGATCTCTAGAGTTCTGTAGGTCCTCTTCTTGAGTCCGGGTATGCCCTTTTTTCCGGCTCCTTTTCTTGCACCGCCGTGGCTTGATTTATTGTTTTCTTGCATTTTTAAAACTCTCCTCTCTTAACGTAAATATTATAATAGCCGCTTTCCGTGTGCTTTAGGTATACAAAAGAAAAAAACTTATTATAATTTAATTTTTTAATAATTTCTTTGATCTGATTCTCAGTCTTTTCGCTAAAACAGTAGAAATCATGCAGTTTAAAACCGTCGTTAATAATTGCTTTAAGCTTGTAGTAATCATCGTCAAAATGTTTTCTCTTCGCATATATAAGCATTTTGTTCGGGTAATCCGCTTTTTTATAAGATTTATCTTTCTGCATCTTCTGTTCTCCTTTATAACCGACGCCCTCGGGCGTTTCGTCTTAATTCTCAAAGACTCGTCAGGGTTATTTAGTCATTAGTGCTGTATGTCCAAGTTTTTAGTTTGCTTAATCCATATCTTTTATAATAAGTGTTTAATCTTTTTTTAAATTTTTCAATTTCTTGCTTTTGTATTTCAATTAAATTTGACCGATCCGCCGACGTTGCGTTAATGTATTTTTCAGACGGAAATTTTTGTTTATATTCTTCGGATACAAAAAATTGAATACGTCCGCCCCCTCTGTACTGATTCAAAAAGTATATTTTTTCGCTGTTTTCTAACTCTCTCAGGTCACGCTTTACGGAGTCCAAATTTCTTTCAAAGAATTTTTCTTTATCTAAATCTCTCATCGCTTTACTTGCCCCTTCGTAGCTCTCTGCCACGCATTCGTCATACCCGAAACAAAAACTCTTTTCGATACTCGGTTTTGAAAAAGATATCAAATTCCCGTTCTCCGTTTTGTATACTGCTGATGTTTCTTTTTCGAAATATTTTCTCATGCTTTCACTAAAATGCTTTAATGCTTCTTCGATGTATTCTTGCTTTAATTCTTTCGTTTCGTTTTTCATAACTTTTCTCCGTTTTTCGAAAGCTTAACTGCTGCTCTCTATGTTATTAATATATCACTGTATTTTGATTAAGTCAAGACTATTTCAAGATAATAATACAAAAATACTAGAAAAAGCTTAAGGCTCAGTTATAGATTGAAAAATAATATTAAGAAATATTAACACAAAAAAGACACCCGGTTTCGATAAGGTGTCTTTTAAGCTTTGTCTTTCGTACACGCAGACACGCGCTTGCTCAGAGGAACTAACGGCACGAAGCCTGTCATGAGCTTAAATCAATATCAAGTCCGCATATGGGAATCGAACCCATCTTGCATGCTTTTTCGTCTGCCGGACTACGATAAAACTAAATATTTATAAGCACTCTGCGCAAAACACTTATAAAACAGTAGCTTATTTTTACCTTGATATTTTGTTTTCGGATAACTAAATCCCTTTGTTTCAAAATTTAGAAATAGAACGTGAGTAAAATTATAGTATCAGATTTTTACTAAAAATCAATATTTCGATTCGAAAGAGTTTAAAATAAACTGCTTAATATTGCCTTGCGTTCCTTTTTTTACCCTAACACACCCCCGCCTGTCGGCCCTACCGGGTTTCCGCATTCTCGCCCTTCGGGCTCCGATGGGATACTCTTTTTTAAACTTATTTATATTTACTCCCCAACGGAAGAAAACGAGAGCTTTAGCTTGAAGTTTTAATTAAAGACTTTAAAGTACCACGCTCAGATAATAAAAGATATGTTTCGATTCGAAACAGTTTAAATAAATTAATATTGTGCTATATTATGAAAAGTTATAAATGAATGAAAGGATTAAGATGTTTAAATTTTTAAAGTCTCTCTTCAAGAGAGACGCCGGACCTCCTGCAAGGGAAACCTGTTATACCTGTATGTTTTCATCGACATTTGCAGATAAACACAAACGACCGTATTGTCACTGGAAATCAAAAAATGTAAAACATAATGGTTCCATTTGCGAAAAATTCGAGGAGGGATTTCGTGTTTGAGTTTCAAAAAGTAAGAAAAAAACCGGTAGAGGTTGAGGCTTTTCAGTTGACAGAAGAGTTTTTCGGCGAGGATTGGGAAGAGAAAGAAGCAGAAGTTAATGATCGCAAAATGACGTTTTTCAGCTTTAGGAACCCGGGCGAATGTTACGCAGAAATCCATACCCTCGAAGGGGATATCGTCGCAAATATAGGCGACTGGATAATCAAGGGCGTAAACGGCGAAATCTACCCTTGCAAAGACGATATATTCAGAAAAACTTATGATATCATCGAAGATACGCCTTTTGAAATAAGACTTGAAATGCATCCGCACAAAAATAAGCCCGGATTTATTCTTGGAGCTAAAGAGGCCTTAGATAACGAAGAAAAACTTATGATATAATATAAATGTTTTTATTTTGAGACACACAAAGGGCGTAGGTCTGCTTGACAGATTCCCGGGCTTAACCGCCCAAAGCAACAAGATCGCTCCCTCTCCGTTGGGGGCTTTTTTGTGTATAAAAAAAGAGACCCGAAAGGTAAGGCCTCTGTAAACAGAAAAAAGTGAACAATAAATAAAAAAAATAAAGGTATGATAATTATAACATAAAAAAGCAGTGCTTTAACACTGCTGTCTAATTAAGGTTAGTACGATGTGGCGAGGGGCCACAATCAATATAGAAAGTATTTTTATTTTAGCATATATTGTCCGGATGACCTATTGCAAAAAAAATATAATTTGATAACATTACAATTGTCAAATAAATTGAAAGGTTAAATTTATGGATATTGAGTTAATTAAAGAATTTGCAAAATTCATCCTTATTTTATGCCTTGCCGGTGTGGGGGCGAGGTTTTTAATCGCGGCTGCCAGGGAAATTGTGAACGCTCCCTTGGTAGATGAGCACGGTAATTATGTAATAAGA